GTTTATAATCTGCCTATCCGGTGCCAATTAGGCTATTTAAGGCCGACGGAATCGTTTTGCTTGTACCCGCTACCGGGTGGGCGCATCACGCAGGAGTTTTACAGCGGCGAGAAGGACCAGCAACTCAATTATGAGTTTGCTATGAAATCGAATGATCAGGAAAAGATACACACCACTTTATGGGCGGTGCAGAATCATCTGGAGGAACTTGAAACGCTGGAAAGCGCGGATGGTTCCTTTTCGTTTGATTCAATTTCCATCACGAACAAGCCCTTTATTAATCAGCTTGACGATAAAGGCAACTACATCTTTATGTTGGATGTACAAGCAAAAATAACAACATATCCTAAGGAGGACGAATAATAATGGCAAGATTAAAAAACGCGGCACGACAACATTTTGTTGCGCCTTACGTCAGTGGAACAGAAACGGCGCCAACATCTGAAGGTTGGTTGGAACTCGGGAAATATATCTCCACAATCGGGGATGACACGCAAGAGGGAACGGAAGAAGAGGGATTTTATTCAGGTGATGGAACTGCAGAAATCACCGTGACATCCGTCGCGCAAGCCTACACGCCAGAAGGCTACTTCGACCCAGAAGATCCGGCACAGGCGTTGATAGCTGGATTGAAATTTAAAACGGGTGATGGGCGTAAAGTTTGGCACAAGGTCATTCGCTCTGATGGCAAAAAGCAATGGGTAGGTCGTGCGACTGTATCGGCGATTGTTGCAGGCGCCGGGGATGCAGTGGCGTACGAAACGTTTAGCTGCAATATCCGCTTTGATGCCATTCCGGTTGAGTCGGATATTCCGGCGGGTTAATAAATCGATGACGAGGGATGCCTAAAAGCGTCCCTCTTTTTTTATAGGAGGTAGCAAAATGGCAGATATCAAAATTGGCATCAAACGTACAGGCTTCCCGGTCAAAATCGGCGAAATCGAACTGTGGTTTGATAGCTCAATCGAAAACCTGAAGAAATTTTTTAACATCGACAAGCTGGCAGCCGAACGATTGGAACAAACGAAAAAAATGGCTGAGAGTATCGTTTTGCCGGAAGAAATCAACGAAGAAACGGTCAAGGCTATGGATGAACAGTCCATCGATGATGCGTTTAACGTGAACAAAGAATTTATCGCGATCCAATACGATTTGATTTTTGGGGATGGCACGTTTGAGAAGGTGTATGAGAAGTACCCGGACATCATGGCGTTGGAAGATGTACTGGAGCAAGTTGGGCAAGCTGTTGCGCAAAAAGTCGAGGATATGGAAAAGGAACGCCATGAGAAGTCTGTCGTTAAGGTGTCAGACCACTTAAAGAAAAAAGCAAGTAAGAAGTAGGCGAACGCAATGAAACTGAATGACAGGCTTTTAAATGCGTACGAGTACAACGGCATAGAATACCGGATTGATATGTCATTCGACAACATTTTGGACATATTCGATGTGCTTGCAGATGACGATTTAAACGATTTTGACAAAGCTAATCTCGGGCTGTTGTATTTATTCGACGGGGAACATTTGGACCCGGAGAGGGCAACAATTGCGCCTGAGGATGCCGTCGAAACGTGGAACGACATCTTCGAGAATTATATATCGGTCGCTGACAAGGAAGTAGTGGACTACGACCTGCAGGGCAATCCGATGCCCAAGAAAGCGACGAAGAAGCTGATAGACATTGAAAAAGATGCCGAGTTTATTTATTCGTCTTTTCGACAAGCTTATCGGATTGATCTATTTGACGAGCAAGGAAAAATGCACTGGCACAAATTTCAGGCACTTTTGAACGGGTTACCGGAAAACACGATATTCAAGCGTATCATACAGATTCGGGCATGGGAGCCATCAAAGCACGAATCGAAAGAGTACAAAAAGAGCATGAGTGAGTTGCAAGAAATTTACAGCCTCGAAGACGATCAGGAGGAGGTGGAATAATTTGGCAGACGGAAAAATCAGTATAGCTATTGAGGTGGATGGCAAACAAGTCAAAGAAGCAAGCAAGGATATCGATAATCTCTCCAAAAGCTACGAAGGTGCCTTTCAGGATAAGCAAGGTCGATGGAGGACTGCAAGCGGACAGTTCATGACCACGAGCGAAAAGGCGAAAATGCTCGGAAAGGACATCAAAGAAGCCGGGAATAATACGGAAAAATTTGGCACTCAAACGGAAAAAGCTGGCGTTGGTGTAAAATCATTAGCCTTGTCGATGGGACTTGTAAAAGTAGCGGCCGCTGCCTTTAAGGTAGTCGCGCAATCGTTGGATGCAGCAATCTCGCGGTTTGATACCATGCAGAAATACCCGAAAGTGTTGGGCGCTTTAGGTTTTAGCGCGGAAGAGTCTGAGAAATCGATCAAACAACTCGCGGACGGCATCGATGGATTGCCGACAAAGTTGGACGACGTCGTCGCTAGTACACAGCAGATGACATCCATCACTGGCGATCTCGGGAAATCAACAGACACGGTATTGGCGTTGAATAACGCATTTTTGGCAAGTGGAGCAAGTGCGGCGGATGCAAGCCGAGGAACGAATCAGTTTGTGCAGATGCTATCCAGCGGCGTGGTCGACCTACAATCATGGAAAACATTGCAGGAAACGATGCCTTTGGGTCTTCAAAAAACAGCCGAAGCGATGGGTTATGTTGGGTCAACGGCTCAGCGTGATTTGTACGGTGCTTTAAAAAGCGGCGAGATTACATTTAGAGATTTTCAAAACCAGTTGATTGAGTTAGGCATCGGGACCGGAGAATTGGCGGGTTTGGCAAAAGAAAACAGTGCGGGTATAGCAACATCATTCGGCAATTTGCGGAATGCTGTCGCTAAAAACATCGCAAATATCATCACGAAAGTGGACGAGATGACGCAAGCCGTCACAGGTAAAACGATCGCCGAGAATATCGACAGCCTAAAGGTCATTATCAACTCCTCTATGGCTGCCATAGGCGACTCCATTGAAAAAGCAACACCTTATGTCATCGCTTTTAAAGATGGCGTGCAGGCGACACTTCCAGTCGTTGAGTTTTTGACTCCGGCGATCATGGGACTTGTAGCTGCTTATACAGCCTTGCAAATCATCAATAAGGTTAACGCTCAGATCGCTGCAACTAAAGCGGCGTTTGAGGCAATGGCGACGACAACCGCTAAGATAACGGCTCTAACAAATGCGAAAACGGTCGCTGAGTTGGCGAATAATGGTGTGCAAACTAAATATCTAGCCGCAAACCTGGCAAGCATGTCAGCTTTGACAGCTAAAAACATCGTGATTGGACTGTTAACCGGAAGCCTGACTTTAAACACCGCCGCTACTCTCTTGCAGGCGAAAGCGGTCGTGGTACTATCCGGAGCGCTTAAATTTATAACTGGCCCGATCGGTTGGGTCGTACTAGGGATTGGCGCGTTGGTCACTGCCGGGGTGGCGTTGGTTAAGTGGTTCAACAAAGCAAGCGAAGACGGGGCCAAATTGACAAGCGAAACAGAGGATTTAGCAACGGCGAACGAATCGCTTGCCGATACCGTCGAAAGTAGCGCAGATGCTTACAAGAAGAATCAGAGCGACATCCAAGCGACTGCGGACGCAAACAGTGATTTGATTGCAAAAATTGAAGAGTTGTATGCAGTCGAAGACAAGACCAGCACGCAGAAAAAAGAGTTATCCGCATACGTTGAGCAGCTGAACGGATCCATGGCCGGATTGAATCTGGCCTACTCGGAAGAAGCTGACATGTTAAACCAATCGAGTGAGTATTTGCAACAGCGCGTGGACTTGCTGAAAGAGCAGGAAACGGCTAATGCCGCACAAGAGCGGATGCTGGAAATCTCCAAGGAACAATCGGAAGTTGAACAGAAGTTAGCGGAAACGAACGTATTACGCGAAGAGTGGAATCAAAAACTGGCAGACGGATCGGTTAAGTCGAGGGAACACAAAGCAGCAATCGCTGAGTTGGATGAACAAGAAAAATTGTTAAAAGACACAACTCTCGCATTGGGAGATGAACAGAAGCTTACAGAAGCGAAATTTACGGAGTCCATGGCCGCAATCGATGAGGCCACACGGGCATCCGTTGACAATCAAATCATCACGTTTGCCGATCTGAGCGAGACGCAAGCCGCAACAGTCGAGAGCATGAAAGCGACTTGGGAAGACTACAAAGCGGCCGCTACGAACATGTTTGATGTATTGAGTGCTGAATCTGAATTGACCGTTGCTGAAATGACGGCGAATCTGGAAGAAAATCAGCGCGTTATCGGCGCATGGGCGGACAACATCGCAATCCTAGCGGCGCGCGGTGTGGATGAAGGTTTGCTTGAAACGTTGCGCGTTGCTGGTCCTGAATCGGCCGGATATGTCAATGCATTGGTCAATGCATCAGACGAGGAGTTAGCCGGACTAAGTACCGCGTTTGCAAACGGCGGAGCAGTAGCGACGGATGCATTGGCTACATCGCTGGGTGTTGAAAACAACGAAGTAGTCAACAGCGTGATGGGCTTAGTAACGGAAACAAAAGCGACCATGGCGCAAGAAATCGAAGCCGCTGATTTTGGGAGTATCGGGAAAAACGTTGCTGCCGGTTTGAGTAGCGGTATCACAGAAGGAGCCGCAGAAGCCGTAACCGCATCCGAAACCATGGCGCAAGATACGATTGACGGTGCTGAAAGTGCATTTGAAATCAACTCGCCATCGCGTGTATTTAAAGGCATGGGCGGATTTATCACAGAAGGATTGGCGCTTGGTGTGAATACGGGAACAAAACAAGTTTTACAAGCTATCACATCCATGTTTAATCAAGCGCGTGCGCAATCTATGGCAGGCGTGGCACAGATCATCGCATCCTACAACGGATTGCCGAATAGCATGCGATCCATAGGCTTATACGCAATGTCTGGGCTGAATGGTGGGCTGATGGCCGGAGCCGGGGCTGTAATGGCTACTGCGGCAGGGATTGCGAATAGGGTAGCCGCCGTGATGCGGGGGGCGGTGAAGATCAATTCTCCGT